TTGTGTACTCAGTTTGCAGAACAGCCTGAGCGATACCCCTGGTACTTGTACTTTCATCGACGGAACCGAAAGCCAACTCCCACGCATTACGCACGTTCGCGGGAACGCCGGTCTTCCAGACATCCGCACTAGGTCCGAACGGCAGGATAAATTTTCGCACAAATACGTTGTCGTTAAGCTCAGGAATCTTCAAGGCGAACTCGTTAGCCGGAATCGCAATCAACGGTCCGGCGGTAGGAAGCCCCAAGAAAGTATTGAACGTGTCCTTATTGATGTAAGACACCATCTTAGCCCCTGATGCCGTCTCGGGTTGTAGCCCGGACGGCAGCTGGAACACAATGTATTCATGCTTAGGCGCATGCCCCTCAGGCAGCCTGGTCTGTTCGCTGGTCTTCGGATTTACTGAATACCATTCGAACTCGGTACCGCTCCAATGCTTAACGTTGCCTTCTTCGTCGACGACCAGGCCATTCCGGTCTGGGGTTGTCCACAACTTCCACAAGTTCAGGACCGGGGGAATCGTTCCGCCTTGGCGGACGATCACGCCCCACTTGTAGAAACTGTCAGCAGCCGCACTTGCGAACGGAACAGCCAGCCGCAACGCGGCCGCAACATCCTGAGAGGCTGACGTGTCGTACAGGTACTTTTTGACATCCGCTAGCGCACGAGTACGCGCCAATTGCTGGACATGTTCAAGCTCGGTAGCCGGCATCACCCTGCCGGCAGCTGCATACTGTGCCTGCGCCCCACGGACAATGTCTTCGGCATGAGCCCGGTAGCGTTCCGCGAAGAACGGGAACCTGCTAGCCTTATCGGCCGGCATATCCGACAGAACCTTGAAGGTTCGGTCAGCCCATTTCCTGATCGTATTAGACCAGCGACCGCCAATGGCCACGTCCAGGGCCGCGCCGTGCACTACTGGCATATCCTGACGGGTGACATTAGCCTCAAGATCCGAATATCGGGCTTCCCGAGTCAAAACACGCTGCCGCAAATTACCAACGTCGGGTACGTACGAGTCGACCAAAGCCCGAACCGTTTGAACCTGCTCCACATAGCGGCTCTGCCACGGTCCCATGCGGCCGTGATACGCCCTGCCCTCGGAGGTGTTACGAACCCAGTTCAGAACATCGTCAACAGTCTTCCCGTCCAAGAACATGCGGGCAACAGGATCGTTGCCCAACTGAAGATTGACAGCCCGTTCCCACGACTCACCATAATTTGCCGCGTCCGGTGAAACCTCAACATGACCCCGGGTCGCATTCACTAACCGCCCATATTCGGTATCCGCCATCGAGTCGACCCAGGCCTCCCGAGGCCCCCGAGACGAAGCCTGCGCCCTGAATCGAGCACCAGACGCGCCGTCGAAGGCGGCCTCAAGAACAATCGGCCCCTGGGGGGTGGTAATTGATAAGCGCTCATGACCAGTCTCCCGGTAATTTCGGGTTCGACTCTCGTAACCAAGAAACTTGATGCGATGACCGCCAGTGGCCCGTACGGGCTCGGTCACATGAGCCCCAGCTGTGCCGACACTGAGCCGCATCTGGCCATCAGGCGTCACCTGCGCATGCAGAATCGACCTGGGCATAAGCAGCTCGTCACGATGGGCCGCGATGTAGTTATAAACGTCCTCAGGATCAAAACCAGTCTCGCCCCGAACGAACGAAGCACCACCAGTTAGGCTGTAGTCCGCAACACCGACCCTCGTCGGAGTGGCCCCGGTGAACGGATCCACAATAGCGTTGACACCAGGTTGACCTTGGGGCCGAGTGACATGCAGCCGCTCAAGTTCATCCGCAAAAGCCGCCTGCCACGCCGGTTCCGCATAAGCGGCCCGGCCCTGTGAACGCAAAGCCTGGTCAACCACGATGTTGCGGTACTGCGAGGCGCTCAGGCAGCCATCCAAATAGCCTTGGTGTGTCATAGCGAGCCATTGCGGCAACGTGCCGTTAGCCGCGCCCTCAGACACCTGACGTAGGTAGTCGTCAACTGAACGCACACCGTCCGCCAAGGCTGCCTCATGAGAACCGTAGACCCGACCGACTCCCGGGATGTCCTCCGCAAGGTTTGTGCTAGGCATTGCCGACTGGACGATTGCGGTCCGAGGCACATCTGTACGGTTCAACCCACGGGCAGCCTGTACCGCACTACGGCGCTCACCAACAGTCCCATACCTAGCAGCCCAGTTGCGAGCCGAGTTCGCAACCCCACGCGAGGTCGCCATGGCAACCGGAAAAGCGCCATAGAGTGTGCTACGCCTCAGAACATCATCAGAGAGCATCCGCCACACATAGCCAGGACGGACCAGGGCCGTCAACTTCCAGGCAGTATTTACCGCATCCAACAACGACTTGCCACTCTCAAGCGCCTTGAATGAGGCACTTCCAAGGGCGCCGTGGCGTTGCCACCAAAGCGCGCTATCGAGAACGCGCCAATCCTGCATGATGTGGAGGTCAGCCATCTGCGAAATGGTGACCGGACGGTCAACGGCCACCTGGAAACGTTCGGGCAGAATGACGTTGTTGCCATCCTCATCGAGCAAATGCAGACTGGACAGGGGCTGGTCTCCACGCTCCACGGCAGTCTGAATATCCCGGCTAAGCGCCTGGGCGTTTAGCGCCTCAGCCGCCCTGCCTCCCCTGATATAATCTTCAGCCAACCTTGCCGCGTCATTTGACATGAAGCGGCGGGCGCTTGCCAGCACCTGGCGGTTACCAACCCGCCAACGATTGATCTCAGGCAAAGCGCGCTGCACTTCATCTGTAGTGAACCCATGCCGTTCAGCCATGCGACCAAAGGCCGCATCCTCAGCGGATCCCGCAATTTGTGCACGGCTTTCCGCAGAAGTCGCCCTACCGTACTGGCTGACATAACCCTCAAGTTCTTCGCGAGGCAAGGGTGAACGCTCAAGGCTAGACCGGAAAGCGTTGACAGACTCGGCATCGTTCAGATCGAGGAACCGGGTATACCGAGCGGTCGGCATGATGTAGCGAAGACGACTCGCCACAGGGTATATGGGACTGCCCAGGAAGACCGCCGGACCGAAGGTCAGCTTATTGTGCACATTGGTACGCCACTTGGAGGTCAGCGTTAGCCGGGGCAGGTTCTGACCTATTTGGCTACCACGTGCGGCGCCGAAAGCGCCGCGCCCGTTGGCGATAGCGTCGACGAACGCCCTGGTCTCAGTTTCGCCTAGGGCATTCACCATGCTGGTTGCACCAGCATCCTGGCCCGCGCGGTTGGCCACCCGCGCAATAGTCTGATTGGCATAGGTGCGGCCAGTGACGCTGGCCACCCGAGGGGCGTTAGCCGTCAGCCATGCCCAAGAATCTACGTCCCCGTAAAGCGCCCTAAAAGTGTGATCGTAAACTTGACGGTCCTGGGCGGTACCCCAAAGAAGAGCAGCCGCCTTGTCCCCGGATCTGTGACTGGCCCATACCCGCTGGTGTGCCACTTCTGCGCTCGACGCATTCGCCATGAACTCGTGAAGCTTATTGTAGTTGGCGGAGTCCACATACGCCTGGACACTGCCCGACCTGATAGCTCCGGCCGTCATGGGCTTGGACAGGAACTTGGCCTTACCCGCGAGACCCAGTTTGCCCAAGACAATAGTGGGGTCCATGAAAGCCGTAACGAAAAAATCGATCGAGCCGCTAACGCCCTTCAACCAAGGATTCTTGTAAAACTGCTCCTGTTTGGCTCTATCGCGAGGATCAATGCTGGCCGTCAAAGTATCCTGGCCACCAAGCGCACGTGTCGCAACCCCGCTTTGTGCTGAAGTCTTGAACATATACGATTGACCAACGGTGACTTTGTCCGACATGTTGTAAGCGGTCCGCCAAGCTTGCCCGGAGATAACACTGCCCCGACCGGTCCAGGCGTCCGCTTGCACAAGATTCATCGTCGTAAGGGGGCGCTTTACAAACTCGTTCTGAGCCCACATTGCCGTGCCGGCAACCTGCTTGATGACGGGCAACTCTATCAGGCCCATTACCCCGCTACCCAAACCCCTAAGAGTCTGAGTGCTCCCCAGCGGAGCGGGCCTCGAAAGAAACTGGCCAAGCGCGGTGCCAAACTGTCCATCGTCATCCCAAGCTCCATGCCAAAGATTGACAATGCCGGCAGCGTAGCTCTTGGCGGAACCGGAAAGATTCCGCCAAGCATCCCCAAGCAAATCGAACGACCTACCGGTACCCCATGAGGTCCAAACGTTGCCAAGTGAACCCAGATTCAGGAACGACACGCGAACCTCACATCATTGCGCGTATGCGCCTCACGAGCTGTCGAAGCTCCCTGCCCGCAGAAGGCATATTCGCCATTAGTTCGAGAGTGGGCAAAACGCCCCTCAAATTCTGTACACCCGGATCGTCATCTTCGCCCAGGCCCAACACGTCAGAGCCCGGACCAAGGCCAGCATCAGCGCCAGCAGTAACAGGCTCGTCCGGATTCTGGGTTGGCGCGCTTAGTGGCACCACATTGGATAGATCTGCTGGTGGAACCACCGCGCCCGGCTGGGCGCCCCCGGGGGTGGCCGCCATGGGGGCGGCCTGCTCTAGTTCTCTATAAGTCTTAGCCTCGCCGTAGGCCGCATCCGGCAACTCGGCAACGGGCTGACCGTCAGTACGCCGCGAGAGGCGCCCAGGCCCAGACACGGGTGCCGGCTGGGCGGGCGCCTGGTATCCGCCCTGGGCCATATACGTTAGCCGTTCCGGGGCAGCTTATTGGCGATGCTGCTTACGCCACGCGTGGCATGCTGAGGCTGAGGGTTGGTCTTCAGTCCACTAGGACCCCCGCCACCGTTCGTGTTGCCACCCTTGATCGGATGCGACATGTGGGCGCCCGCGTGACCACCCTGCGCCTTGACGCTCGGCAGCCGGTCGTTCTTAGCCATTACGGCCCTCTTTCTTTCGTGTCACCCGTTTGGGTAGCTTTTTGCCTTTTGGCGTTTCCTTCTCGAAACGCTCAGCTATTTTGGGGTGCTTCATATGCATGTAGCGCCGTTGCGCTTGACTACGGAAGGGCACCGTTGGACACTCCGCTTTTGTTGCCAGTTATGTGTTTCGGGCCAGGGAAAGTACCCGGTCTAGCCAAGGTCCTCACGCCGAAGGGTGCGTATTGCACCAGGTGCCACCGCAGAGTTAAGGCAGGGCACTCCGGCTACATGGTTTATGGTTTCTCCGCAGCGACAAAACGGCCGTTGGGAATGAAGGTCTGGCATCGCGAATGCATGGCCCAGGTGCTATACGCCTTGTTTCTTAGCCGATTGAACGACTATGCCCCAGACTAATAAACTGCCGGTCACTTGGCCCATACCGCTCAACGACTGCATACTACCGATGGAGGAAGGAATCCTGGGACAGTACTTTCGATGCCCCGTATGCAAGAGGGCGAGCCGCAACAGGTATGATATCCAGAACCAGTATTGTGCCCAGTGCGGAGGGTGGGTTAGACGCTAGATGAAGCTACTAGTAACCGGAAGTCGCAACCTCACGTACCCCAAGCATGGTGAAATCATTGGACGGCTCATACAAACCGCCGTCTCTAACGCACCCCGCCACGGTATCGAAGTCAGCTCAAACGTCCTCATCCATGGAATGGCAGAGGGCATGGACAAGATATCCGCCGCCATAGGTCTAAGAATGGGCTTCACCACAGCAGCGTACCCAGCGAAATGGTCAGGTCCCTGCATCCCCGGAGTTTGCGAATCTGACCACCGCAGATACAACAAACGTGGCGGATCGTACTGTCCAGCGGCGGGAGTTTACCGCAATCAGGAGATGGTCGACCTCAAGCCAGACTTCGCTATTGTGTGCCCGATCCCTGCCAGTAAGGGAACCTTCGACTGCTTCCAACGTATCAAGAAAGCTGGTATTCCCTACCTATACCAAACGATGGAGCCCTAGTGGCCACAAGGCAGGCGCGGCGCATACACGCCGCACTAGACGCGCTGTACCGACAGCTACCTGAGATCACCTGCAAGGGCGACTGCGCCGACTCTTGCACGGCTATTGGAATGACTGCGTGCGAGCGTTCCCGCATCCGCGCCAAAACCGGCATCGCAATACCGAATCACGCGCCCAGAGGATACGTCAATAAGGAATTACAAGCGCCCGTGTGCCCCGCCCTAACTCCTACGGGGCAATGCGCTGTCTACAACCTTCGCCCAATGATTTGCCGCCTTTGGGGTTTGACTCGCGAAATGCAATGCTCTTACGGCTGTGAACCCGTGGGGGGCTACGTCCCATTGTGGCAAGCTTACGAGTGGATTGCGGAAGCGTACAGAATCACCGGAGACGAGTACACAGCCAGAATGTATCGAACACTCGCAGCCAACCCGGAAGTCAACCGTTACGTACGAAGAACGCGAGATCCCGTTTTGGCGCTTGAGCGCCGAGCGCATAGAGACGGGCTGCTCCCATGACCGCCAGCATCACATGCCCCGTCTGCGGCATGACCAGCCACAACCCCAACGACGTCAGGGAGGGCTACTGCGGCAACTGTCACGACTGGACGAGCCCACTCCGTCTCGGGTACCTGAGGAGAAAAACATTAATGGCGACATGCCCACGATGCCAAGCCAATAGCCGCGAAGGCAACTAGGTCACGGGGGCCGTCCATGCGGCCCCCCAAGTCTCCCGACCGACCTTGCCATCCCTGAGTAGCTTCTTTTCCTCTTGGAAAGCAAAGCAGACGGCCCGGCTTTCCTTGCCATACCAGCCGTCAACCTTCAGCCGCCACCCACGGTCATGCATCCTATTTTGCCAGGTCCAAATATCCTGGCCATGCATCATGTGCTCAGGCTTGCCGTCATAAACGAATACCCGCCCTGGCCACTTGGGCACATATGGGGTAACGGTTGGCGCGGTAACCAGGACGCGCCTAATCGCGTCCACGTGAGCCCAGTAGCTGTTATCGAGGATTTCGTAGCAGACTTTGCCGACGGCGCTTGAGGCCACGAGAATTCGATTGTTACCCGCGTACAAAGCGACATGACTGTTTTTACGACCAATCCAATTGCTGAAGATCAGATCGCCATCCCGCAGCGCGGCGCGATCCTTTGGGATTGCCACGCCACACTTCACCTGCTCATAGGTCAGGCGGGGCAGCTTAACGCCCTCAGAGGCATAGGCGGCCTGGACAACACTGGAACAGTCCCACTGGTCTGGGCCGACGGCCCCAAGACGGTAGCGGTCCCCGAGCTGCTTCGCGACGAAGTTCAACACGCCAGCGGCACTGGCCATTGCGATCTCCTGATCTGCTATGATGTCCGAGTCCCAGCCCACACCCGGGGTAGCTGCCGGGGGCTAGCCGCACGGCGGCGCATTAGTCTTGGCGTCGGGGGCAAAAAGTTCACTGGTTTGGGGCCACGTGTCACCTAGGAAGGGCACGTGGCCCTCTCCTATGAGGTGCTACACTGCCCTTGGCGCGGGCCTAGATTCAGCCAGACCCGGGGACGCATCCACCACAACTGTTGTGGCCTTACCGCATCACTGAGGGCAGGTCCCGACTAGTTCCTAGGCTCTGTGTTCCCCGGCTAAGCCGAGACGAAGCCCACGCCACCTGAACGCCTCACCCGCGCCTATTCCTTGCGTTGTCATGGGCACGGTTGGGGTGGTGGTGATCCCTAACGTCGCCACCGAGGCCCCGCGTGCTCCGGGAAGAGACAGCGCGGGGCCTCACTTATGCATCCGCGCTAGGGTTTGCGCCAGTCGGGCGCGTTGCCCCAACTTGCCGCCTTTCTTGGCGGCAGCGGCCAGCCGCTTCGCGGGGATCTTCTGCCCCTTGGGCACACCAAGTTGTTCATGGAGCGCGCCTGGATGCTTGATCGCCGCAGAGATCCACTTCTTAGCCATCGAACCTGCTAACATGCATCATGGTTAACGCCATCAATGGGAACGAGCGCCAGGTGGGCGTAGCCCACGAGGCTGCCGACCGGGCAGCGCGCGAACTGCAAATCTTGAACCCGGCAGCAACCTGGTACGAAATCGATCTTGCACGTACCATGGTTCTGGCTGCCCTCAACTGCCCATGCCTGGCCTGCCAGGTCAAACACGGCGACGGCGTACTGTCGAGACCGCCATCTGAGGTTGCCCCCCAGAGGTAAGCCCGCTCAACATCATCGACAGATCAGGGCGCCCGCCGGGCGCCATTCCAGCCTGCCCAGGGCTTACGCCCTTCATGAGGCCCGAAGACGTCAGGCCCCCGGCGGGGTTCCCCCCTGGCCCTAGACCCATACCGCCTTCACCTCCTCCGGCAAGCTCGCCCGCAGTTGTCGCGGGCGTATTCTGTCGCTGTGGCGCGAACGCCTCGGCCGCGAGTTCTTCGATCTTTTTGCCTTTTTGGAGACCTTGTGCGATGAGGGTCACTTTTTGAATGGCCTCAGCCGGGTCCATGCCCGCCTGAGCCATCGCCGGAATCGACTGCGCATAACCAAAAATACCCTGCTTGATGGCTTCCCGAGTTTCCTCAAGATCTACCTTAGCTTGTTCATCGACCACATTCAGCTCGAACGGCAGTTGTCTTTGGAACATGTCTCGGCTGATGGCCTTTTCGGCGCGGAGCTGCAAAAGCATGACGATAGCTCGGCTGGGATCGAGCCCAGCAGCGAAACCGTAGCTAACATCAACCGAGAAATCGCCAGCGATATCCTTAGCCGGAGTGTACGCAAAATCATAAGGCACCCCCGCATTCGAGCCCCTGGCGTTCTTTTTGTCGTTCGGCCAAAGCTTCTCGTCCATCATGAAGCAGAGACGAATCGCCTGCGTGAACGCATCCTTGAACGCCTGCTGAGCCGACTTGATCTGTGTGTCCAGGCCGCCCATGAGCGCCTGGACACCCCTGCCGGTCACAATTGAGCCCTCGACACCACCGGTCCTGGCCTGGGGGTATCGAGTGCCCTCCCGCATTTCCTGGAGTAGCACCTGCTCAAGAGTGAACCCGGCTGGGCTCATTTCAAGGCCAACACGCCTGACCTTCTCGGGAGTGTTCGTGCGGATGACCGCGTCCGGCCCAAGGTTGATCTCCTGGACATCAGTAGGCAACGCCAGTGGAGCCTGCACAGCCTTTTGCGTGGACTCAAGCTGCAACATAGCCAAATAGTTACGAGCAACCTGCACCATCAGGACGTCGTCAAACTGGCCCTTGAGTGTGGCCCGGTCCAGCCAAGGCCTCTGCGCAATGACAACCGGAACTTCGCCTAGGATATTCTCCGCGTTGGCAAGGACTATGGGGTCCTGGCCAACAGCCACAAGAGTAACCTGGTTACGATCACAATACCGGATCAGCTCAATCTCGGCGCTCGTGGTCGCGGTACGCTTCCCGGCCGCAATGTCCAGGGCCAACGCGTGCTCGGGGAACTGCACCTTGATGTCGTCCAGGTCGCCCAGGAACCGCTTCGTGTAACTGACCATGCGACCCCACCGGTCAATTTCCGGATAGCCGCCTAGCGGGTCCTCGAAAACGATCCTGGGAATCTTGGCCTCAAGGTCCGGCTCAATATAGATGACCCCAAGGCCATAGGTGACGAAGTGGTCAGCCCCATAATACATCTGGGTATCGACATGCGAATGCGTCACGTAGTTCTGGGCGATCTTGCTGCGCCTGTCTGCCGCCTTACGGGCGGCATCCGAAACCATGGAAACCGAGGAGCAGTTGAAGGCCGGCAGTGGAGCGATCATCTCGGCCAGGTCACGGGCCACAGTATCAATGAAGTTGGCGATGACCGGCTTGGGCCAGTCATCTGAAACCAGGTCCGGGAAAATCGAAGCTATGTCACCCTGGCGCGCGAGTCGCATCACCTGCCAGCGAGACTCAGCCTGGTTGTGCTTCTCCTGCAAGCGGCGACACTTGTCAACAATAGCCGCAGCGTTCAGCGGCATATGCTCACCCCCATTGACGGGCAGCCGCCAAATCGTTCAAGTTCACAATAATCTGCCGAGACTTTCCACGTTTGCTCAGGAACTTGTTCGGCATGAAACAGCGCTGGCCGGAATCGTCATCGATCGAAGCAACCTTGCATACTTCGCGAGCCCGAATTTCGGCGAACCACAGCGCCATCACAAGGTCAGTTTTGCTTTTAGTTTCCGGACTCCATGTGATCAACTGCTCCACAAGCTGTTTCGTCGGCTCACTCAAATGGGTACTCGGTAACTCAATCAGGCCGTTCTCAAAAAGGACGGCCATAGAAGCCACACCAAAACCAGCATCCCACTTGTTACGATTCGTTAGGTGCTCAGACAGGCGCACACCCATGGAACCAAGATGGTTGAGCAGATCTGGATCCTGGGTAAGGAACTGCTGGAAAGCATTACGTTCAATACGCCAGTCAGAGACTCCGTACTTTTCCGTCCAGTCCTTGATGATGCCCCGGATCCAAGCAGGCGTGGCGGAAGTACGAAGGCCGACGTCCAGCACATAGCGCATCTTCGAAAAACGGTCAACCGCGTAAATGATGACCCCAGTGTCCCCAACCATAGCCGGATCCATGGAGCCAATCACATAAAGGCCGTCCATGCCACGCTCACGCACATGAGGCTGCCCCTTGCGCATAAGCCCAGGTTGGCGCATGCCATTAATGCATGCGCGAACCTTCAAAGCGTCAAAGACCGCGTCCTCTTCGACCTCAGCCTGTTGATAAGCCAAAGCCCAAGTGCGCGCGTTCAGCATGCCACGACGGCGGTACAGGTTCCGGCCATCCCAGCGGGGGAACTGGCCCTCGGAGTCCGCCTTAGCGCTCGGGGACCAACCCACCTGCGCCCTAGGCCAAAGCGTCAACCACTCCTCAGGGGTATCCCCATAGGCGAGAACAGCCGGCTGCGCCAGATACGTCCAAGGAGAAACCCCAGACGGGTAGCGCTCAGGCTCCCGCAAAGCCCGGTACAAGTCCATGGCGTCAACGCGCGTGCCAACCAGCAGAAGCTTTCCCGTAGGGCCAAGCCGGGTCAGAACCTCCTGCTGAAGCCAACGGGCCTGGGTTTCAAACTGGTGCGAGTTCGAAAGGACTATGCCGTCATCCACAATGATGAGATGGGACCGAGCCCCATAAATCTGGCCCCCGATGCCAATCGCCTGGACAGTAGGGTCCTTCTCCCCCGTGTCACGCTCGACACCCAAATAAACCCGATCAGAGGCCCAAACCGCAGCGTCAGACCTCCAGCCCCCCGGCGGACCAAAATCCTCCTGGAGATCTCGGTAACGGGGATGGGTAAGACGCGTCTTGATCGCATACAGAAACTCCTTGGCCCGCTCCTGCGTCTTAGAAACCAAGATGATCTGCACGTTAGGATCAAGACAAACCCGGTACGTCACATAGTCAATGGAAATCGTCGTAGACTTTGCGTGCTCAGGTGGCGTATTCACCATGATATAGCAAGGGTCACCAGCCTCATACTTTTCGGCCGGGTGCAAACCCGTAGGTTTGCGACCCTCAAGCAAATCCACCCACTGCAACTGGTGCCAGTAAAGCGGATGCCCCAAGTATTTTTCGCAAAACGTCGGGAAATCCACAACCGGAGGGGGAACCTCCTGCGTTAACTCCCGAGCACGCTCCTTAGCCAACTCCAACTCAGCCAAAAACCTGGGATCAGTACGCCACTTACGGTACGTGCTCATAGTGCGGTTCACGGTCGACAAGGCCTCGGTGACCCCAACGCCCATACGCACACGCTCAATGAACGCCAACCTGGCCTGCTCGACGTCCCGCCTAGGCCTACGCGTGCCCTTAGGAGCTGGGGGTGCCTTAGGGGCGGCAGGCCGGCGACGGCGCCGCTTGGGCGGCTTCGCCGGCAGCTCACCCGGCAGGGCAGCAATGTTGCCCAAGGACGTCATCTGGAACCCTCTTTTAAGGCCTCTGAGAAGGGGGTACAAGCCCCCAACAGGAGGGGGCTGGTAGGGTAACTAGGGTCGGCCCTTTCTAGGCCCTCAAAAATCGGACACCACGCTCAAGGGGCAACCCATGACAGAGCCCGTCAACCTCACCAAAAGCTGGCTGCCCCCCAGGGCCAGCGAAGACCAAATCAAAGAACTCGCCCGGCTCATGCTACTCGGTCACGTCTTCAACTCGGACTACGTTGGCAACCACGTAATATCAGTATTCCTGCCGCTAGCCTTCGGCGGCCTCAGCCACATACCGACAGAACAACTCAACCAGCTCGTTATATGGGCAAGCGAAGACGCTCACCACACGCTGCGCGTATTCGTCAACGGACTACCCATATTCACGGAATGCAGAATCTGGTGGAGGGACGACTACCGAAAAGCCTACCAACTGTTCGAGAAGGCCAAGGCCGCCCAAGAGGCGGCCCTAGATGAAAACCTGCCAGCTCCACCCGCGACCCGGGCCTAGCCGCCCGGCGCACGTTCTCAGAAGAGCCCACCAACGCTGGCAGGAAAAACAAGACTACGGAAACAAAAGCTCGTTGATGCGGGACACCAGAGGGTCAAACTCGTCACGGAAAACTCGGCGGGCCTCGGCCCAAAGATCATGCAGCTCACGGCAAGCGGGATCGTCCCGGTTCAAAAACTGCTCAGACAAGCCGTACTCCAGGGCATCCGTCACCCCACCCTCCCAGTCGACCTTGCCGGCAAACTCGTCCACAGACCAAAACTCGTTCACAGCAAAACCCCCAGGAAGCATTGAGGGCGCCCCTTGAGGGCGCCCCAACCTTTTAGCCTTGACCAAGGTAGTAACGAAAAAAACCCCGAAGGGCAGGCACGCGCCCCAAAGGGCGCAGGGCCTTGATCAAAACCAACAGTACTAGTTAGCAACCTTGACCGATAACTGTACTAGGTCAAGGTTGCGTTAGTTAGGGCGACCCCTTGAGAGGGTCGCCCTTAACTAGGTTCTTAGTTAGGCCCAAGAGCTTTTCACTTTAACCGCTCTTGGGCCGTTAGTTATTGCGAAGGTTTTTAAGACCTTCGCAACCCTTAACGCAACCAACAACTTATTACCGTTACCCGTTGTTGGTTGCTAACTAACTAGGGGCTCTTAACTAACCCTCTCACCCTATAGGCGGTCCCCAAACTAGGGCAAAACGGACAGCACCCCCCCTAATGTGACCAAAATCATAGTAAATTTCACTCTTAAGGGTGAACAGAACATCTTGACAGATCAATGCATGAGCCTATAGAGGCTCAAGTGAATAAAGACCAATATGCTTGAAATACATAGATGGTACGCACCTTCAACCGAAGTTTTACACCCTAATGCGTAGAGGAGTACGTCAATCCAAACTGCGCAGAATTTTACGGGCTGCTATATGGGCCATGGGGGGAGCGGCGATTTAAAACCCCGGGTCGCCCACCCTGCTGATCTTGTGCGCGCCTACCCCCCGGGGGGTATAGCTCCGCTGTCCCATATGCCCCCTATGCCCGGGTATGCCCCCGCCCGATTTGCCTGGCCTGCCCCTGCCTGCACCATATAAGCGCATACGTACCAAGGGCATGTCTAAGCAAACATGCGCCGGGCACGCAGGCAGCTCACCAGGCAGCACGTATGTAACAGTTTGGTAACGGAATCATTAAGTTTTCCTTAAGTTGATCTAGGTCGCAGCCTGCTGCCAGCACAACTTAGGGTACCCTAACTTGCTGTGTTTGCCCTGCTAGAGACCCTGTTGTGGGTGGCCCCTTGACACATCACACTCGGCTATGAGACGGTGTTGATTGCCCGGCCTCATCGGGCGAGGCCCCTTCGGACGCGTAAGCCCATCGCCTTAAAGGTCCGTTGAGCGGCCAGGTTACTTGACACGTCCATAGAGGGAACGAAGTAGCACCTAGGCTCTAGGGGTGCTCTCGCCTGGTCTGACCGCGCGCCGCATGAGCCGCGCGCTGGCTAACCTAGTGAGCCCTATGGTGCGCGTAGCTTCGTTCTAGCCTGTTTCTCTCCAAACACCCGTGCTGGTCCTCTGCGTGACCAGCACGTATCCCTTTAGTCAGGGGCCTCTGATGCACGTTGCCAGAGGCCCCTAGGCCATGGGGGTACGAAGCTAGGGACGGAGGAACGATGAACCTTATTGAGCGTGCTATCCGTGAGGCTTATGCAGCCGAGTCGGCGTACCGCCAGCAACAACTTGGCTATCAAGATCACGTGTGGGTGATGATCGTGAGCATCCGTGAGGACATAGCTGGGCGCTGGTCCCGTGCTGAGATTGACGAGACGCTGCGCAGCATGGCCAGGGGTGACGACGTTGTGATCGCACCAGAGAACAACCAAAAGATACTCACACCAGCACAACGGTACGGCGCAGTGATCATCGGCCAGCAAGAGAAGCACATGATGATGATCTACTAGGCAGCTTTGGTTGACGCCACCTGGTGGTGGCGTCTTCCATGGCCACCTAGGCCAAAGAGGGAAAGGGGAGGGCAATGGACCCTAACGTGACGTTACGTGAGCTGAGGTCAGCAATCGAGAGCATGCGCCGGTACCAGGACAACGACACGGATCACCCTGGTTACTGCGTAGTGCCTAACGGCACGGTGACTACAGCTATGGAGCGCTTTGACGCTCTTGACGCATGGTTGCAAGGTGGCGGGTTTCTACCGGCCGAGTGGACGCGCTAGCCGCTTTGGTCAGGCACGGGTAACCGTGCCTAGGCCATGGTCGCTAGACCAGAGAAAAGGGGGAGAACAATGGAGCAAATCAAGGCCCTGACGGACGCTTATGTGGCTGCCGAAATGGCAGCGGGTAAGGCCCTGGCCGCTTTCGCTGCGGCCGGTAGTGACTGGAGAGCGTGCGAAGCCCAGACGTTGGCAACGTTTGATGCTGCCAGGACTGCGGAGCGTGCGTTGCTCCGCGCGGTACTCGAAACCGGTCTTCCTGCGGGTACGTGGGTGCGGGGTGAGTACGGTTCGGCTTACTTTGCCGTGGGGCTGTCTGACGACGAAGCGCAACGGTGGCGTGCTACTGAGCCGGACGTGCCTTACCGCAAGATTGTTTAGGCACCTTTTGTTGGGCTCGCCTAGCGTGAGCCCTTCAATGGCTGCCTAAGCCTAGGGATGGGAGAGTGTAATGATCTACTTGTATGCGAGTGATCCAGACAGGGACGATGGCATGCGCGTGGTTGTCGCTGACTGCGAGATCGCGCCGGTTAAGACGCTGGCGCTGTTCGCTAGCCCGGTTGACGCTGTCACCTACGCACGGGGTAAGGCTGCTGATGAGGGGCGGGAACTGTTGGTTCTGCCCTCGGTCGAAAGGCTGTTGCCGAAAGTGAGTTTGGTCAAGTGAGTGATTGTGGCGCTTTAGTGGTGGGCGGCGTGAAGCCGCCCGCCGGTATGGCTTCACAAGCCAGGGAGGGTAGTAAGGGGCAATGATGACATGTAGCACACCCGGCTGTCAGGGCCATTTGGGCAAGTTTGACAATTGCCTAGATGAGGCCTTGTACGCGGAGTCACTTGACGGTAACCACGAAACCACGGGTGACGTCGACGCACACGGGTATATCACGCTGATGATCGTTGAGGAACCGTACATGTTCTCGTTTGGTGATGGCCGTACGCTGCGCGTCCCGGCCGGCAATTTCCTGCTCATTGAGGACAGCAACGGGTTCGTGTACACGCAGTCATTCGACAGTGTTCTTGACGTACGGGACGCTTTCGAAGTGGCCGAGAGTGAGTACGCGCAATGGTTGGGACAAGACGATTGAGTACCGGCGTTTCTTTGGTGCGAGCGTTTAGGCTCTCGCACCTTGGATGGGTTGATAGTCAATCAGTCCAAGATAATGAGTGGGAGAGTGATCATCATGTGGTCGCATCAATGCCAAGCGACGTGCAAGAGCGGCAAACAATGCACTAGGCGGTCAGTATGGGCAGCGTGGTGTTTCAAATTCCAGGATGAGGAATACGACTGGGCCACGTGGGTTGAGTGCTGCGGTAACCACCTGGAATGCGTAGATCGGCAAGTGGCCCTGTTGCGTATCAGTCGCGAGGGGCAACGGCACTGATTGTGAGGCTTTAGTCATACTCGCCTGATGCGAGCGTGGCTATGGGCTCACAAGAGTTCAGGGGGAGTAAGGGAGTGGCACAATGCGTAAGTTCGCGAGCGTGGTTTTCATCCAAAACCCTAGCGAATTCGATGAGGCTATTGCAGCGGCTAACGCTGCGGTAGCGGCTAAGATCGGGCAAAAGGCAGTTGAGGATCATCCGACCCTGTACGTGGGTACCCGTGAGTGGTGCCGTGGCCTGTTCGATTACCTCGGTCAGTGGGATATGCCGGAAGCGGTGTCGGACGAGGTTTTCGACGACGGCGTGTCGCTGACGGACCTTCAGGGTGGCTGCCACGCCGGTTACGGCCGTGGCACTCAGTACGTGGTTACTTGGGACATGTCCTTTGGCCACTGTGGTCTGTACCGGGCGTACAGGCCTAGTGAGGCCTAGCGAGGTTTGGTCAGGCGGGGACTTCCCTGCCCCGTCTGGCCATGCCCTGCTAGACGCGTGATTGATGATCACGCATCAGGTGCGTAATGCCCATTACGCGCCTAGGGGTAAAGGGGAGAGGAGGAGCAATGCGCAAATTTCGTGATCTTGACGAAATCAAGGCAGCGAATAAGGCTGCTGGCCACCACTGGTTCAATCCGTCCACCTTGCGGTTCTTCAGTTCACGGGTGAACGCAACGTTGTACCAGGGACGGTTCTTCATCACATCGGAACGACCGCACCATGATGAGCGTCGCCTTTATACGGTTCGTGCGGCTCATGAGGATGGGTCCATCGGCACGGTGGGTCCGTTCTATCACTACAGTCGGAATGAAGCACTGCGCGCGGCTAGGCGTGTTGCCAAGTACGCGGAAGACAAGTGCCCGTGCGACAAATGCGACAACGTTGACCCTTTCGACGGGCTTGGTTATTGAGTCTGTGCACCTTTGATTGGGGAGCCCTACGGGGCTCCCTAGTCATGGGCGTACAGCCCAAAACGGGGCAGTGGAGGGCAAGGCACACCCCGCGCGTAACCATCGGGGGCGGGGCGCGTTTACCCGCTGTTGCGAGGGCACGCAGGAGAGGAGAGGGGATGATCGTAGACACTGTTGACCATGGGCATGTGACAGTTGAGGATGAGGGTCGTTGGCGTGACGTGAGGTCGTATTACGGCCATTTGTTGGGATACGCCTTTCGTGGGCTCAGCGGGGAATGGTTTTTTGTTGGCCCTGAAGCCATCAAGGAACGATTCCCGGTTGGCCCTAAAGAGTGTCGGCCTGGCGCAGGCCATTTCACTGCCAAAGATGCTGTCCTGAAGCGCTTTGGCAATCCCGCTATGGGAAGTACCGAGGGGAAGCAATCGTGAAGGAGTGGGGTCAGCGCAGCAGGTGGGGTATCCCCCTGTTTATCGCGGTCATGGTGGTCATGGTGCTGGTTGGCGTCATCGTCAACGCGCACCACCTGTAGTTAGAAAGGGGAGGTTCACAGTGGAGGGTAGCTACACTATTGTCATCGAGCGCAATGGGAGAGCTGAACAGTTCAGCGGCCGGACACTCATAGGAGCCAGGCGGGAGGCTCTTGAATGGCTGCGGGTGGCCGAGGCGCGGGTGTCCCTGGTGGACGCTATTACGTCGCGGCGTGCCGCTGTGTGGCTGGCTAGGGCCACGGAGACTGAGTTGCTGGCAACTTCGTGCAAGGGTGTTCGGAGCTTCGGATCCTGGCTGGTTAGTGCACGTAAGGGTGACTGATGGCGTTTCCTTGGGCTCAGCTTGGAAGAGCTGAGCCCTTGGATGCACAATCAGTGCACTTGAGAGGAGTACGGAATGGCCAAGAGAACGATCGAGCTGCTCCTTGACGACCTGGAACGGGTCAAGGGCAAAGAAGTGGAGGCCAACGAGACTGTCAAGTTCAGTCTGGACGGCATCCAGTACGAGATCGACCTGACCGAGGTCCACGCGGAGAGGCTGCGGAATCTGCTGGCCCCGTACACGGGGGCGGGTACTCGGCTGGGCCGGGGGGGCGTCGTCAGCCAGGCGGGTAAGCCGCTAGCGCGGGGCAAGGCCACGGTCGACAAGAGCCAGAACAAGGCGATTCGCGAGTGGGCGCAGGCCCGGGGGATCAAGGTCTCAGCGGCTGGCCGGATCAAGCAGGAAATCATCGATCAGTTCATGGCTGAGGCTGGCCGTGGCCGTCAGGCCACGGCCGCTACCGCTCAACTCACGCAGCCTGCGCCCTCGCCCAAGCCCAAGCCCGACCCGGCCCCGGCGCCCAAGCCGGAGGCCAAGAGCGAGCCCAAGCCCAAGGGAAGCCCGCGGGAACCCGGGCAGGTGGGCGCTGAGGTGAAGGTGGTCCCTGGGGAGGCTGTCAAGGCCGCCAAGAAGACCGCCGGCGAGCACGCAGAGCAGCCTACGGAGCCTAAGGGCAATGTGGTCACGCGCTTCCGCTCCCGGACCTCCAAGGCGGCAGACAAGGTCTCTGGGGACCAGGCCGCTACGGGCTAGGTTCTGGCATACTGAGTGGGCGAGGGGAGGTGTCCTATGCAGCCGGGAAACGAACACGATGATCATGTGATCAGCCCCGGGGCTCAGGTGCTCTGGTGGGTGCTCGGCACTGCGGGTTTGGTCGGAGCGTTCAAGATCATGTACTGGTTCAGCCCCGATGGTCCGTTCTGGGCCTGGGTGGCCGCCCGCTAGCGGCTAGTTCCTAGTTGGGGCGCTCCTGCCGTAGGGAGCGCCCCAACTGACATTTGTGAGGTGACACGTGGCAACACCGCATAAGCGCAAGCCTGAGCCGCCAAGGGACAATGTTGCTGCGGTGGCGGTTTTGCTCAAGAAGCATGGCGACAAGGAAGCCAAAGAAGACCTGAGGCACTGGCCCGAGCACACAGACACCCGGGCCATTCTGCCTATCGTGCGCTACCACCTGGACAGGTTGCTCAAGGAGAAGCACATAAGGATCCCCATGCGTGCGCGGGCGACCATGGCCGAGTTTGTTGTGCAGTATGGTGCGTACACCAGGCGTAACCTGAAGAGCGCTGCGCCGTTGTCAGTCAAGGTGGACCTTCGCTTCGACCCCGGTATTTGGGATGGTGTACTGGCCATGGCGAAGGCAAGACGGATTCCGCCTAATGAGCTGGTTCGCGGCTTGGTGGGCGCAGGAGTGGAGGAGTGGGAGCGTGGGCAAAGCAACTAACAACCGGGGTGGGAGCCGCGCTGATGGCGCGGCCTCGCCCCTTTTTCGTGGGCCAAAAGCGGAGGTGTACAAGACGGTTTTCGGGCTGGTCC